AGCGGACACAGGAACCATTTCGGAGCATTTAGCCATCTGCGATTTAACGCAGCAGGGCTGGATGGTTTCCAAAGCCTGTTCCCCACAGTGTATTTTTGATTTAGTGGCGGTTAATGATGAAGGCCAGGTAAGGTTAATAGACGTAAAAACTAAATCGTTTCGTAAAAAAAATAGATGGACCATCTTCAGGAGTCCGTCTGCAAAACAGAAAAAACTTGGTGTTGAAATTATGGTCATTGATCCCATGCGACATCTTTTAAACCACAGGGAAAAACATCATGATAAACCAAAGAAATTGTAAGAAGTGTAAACATTTATGCCACTGCATAGAGGCAGACCATGAAGGATGTCAGTGTAGCGGATGCGAATGTAGCAGCAAGGAATATTTTCGACATTTTGATAAAAAAACAGAAGATAAAAGCAAACAACAACAAGAACGAGAAAACGATTTAAGTTTTGAAAACGGTGGCGTTGTTATTAACAACACCAATGAACGTGAAGGATGCCAATAGGCATAAGGAAAAATAATGAAAAAAAACAAGAAGAAAAACAAGAAGAAGAACAAGAAGAAGAACAAGAAAAAGAAAAATAAAAAGAAAAGAAAATAAATGATTAAGGATTTTGTTTTAAGTTTATTGGAAACTTACGGTGGAAAAATATCTTGCTGGGCTTGGAACCAAAGGTGGAATAAGCGTCATTTCAACATACGATCAAACGATTATTATAAAACAGCCAAAAAATGATTCATCATCCCCACCATAAACACATGATGGCGATGTATGTTTTTATTATTCTTTATTTAGTGATGGATATTATCTTTTAATGCCAAGACCAATTAGAAAATTTATAGTCAGATTAAGAATGTGGTACGCTGCATTCAGAGGGCATAAAGGTATGCGCTGGAATTACGAACCTTCAGAGCATTACTTCGGCAGAAGAAAGAAATGAAAATCTCTGAAAACACAGCAGTTTCAATGCCTATGCGTAACCTGCTATCAATCATAGTGGCAGTTGGTATAGGAGTGTGGGCGTATTTTGGTGTCGTTGAAACTCTAAATAAACACAGCACGACTTTAGAGTTGATGGAAAAAGATTTAAGTCAAAATACAGAATTTAGAATCAAATATCCTAGAGGAGATTTAGGACAATCTTCAGGTGAGTCCGAACTTTTCATGCTTGTGGAGCATACTTCAGGAATCGTAGAAGATATTGAGGAAGAAATTAAAAGCATGAGAAACAATGCAGTTAATATTGAGTTTTTACAGAAGCAAGTAGAAAAATTACAAACACAATTAGAGAAAGTTCAAGAAGAACATCGTACTATTAAGGCTAATGGCAATTATCAATGATCGAAACAGTTTTTGCATTACTCCTGATCATCAATCATGAGATTAAAGAACATAGAATACAAGATACATTGAGTGAGTGCCTTAAACATAAAAGGGTAGCAGAACGAACCAGCAAAGGTAAAGCTATTCAATACAAATGTATTAAATCTTTAGCCGAACTGGAAAAGAACATAGATGGTTCAATAACCATTAAAAAACTTATATTGGAATAACAATCAGCAGAATTACCACAACCGAATTATTATCATAATGATAATAGTAGTATCAATGCTTTAGGGGTTGATGCTTCAATCTTGCTTAATCAAGGAGGTTAATTATGACAAGATACGACTTAATGGACTTTGATCCATTTAAAAACTACACCATAGGGTTCGATAGAATATTCGATTCTCTATTGGAGGTTTCAAAACTAAACACTTCAAACTTTCCGCCATACAATATAAGAAAAGTAAAAGATGGCGAGTATGAAGTAGAGCTGGCATTAGCCGGCTTTAATAAGAAGGATATTAAAGTTGAATTAAAAAATGGAACTTTATCTGTTTCTGCAACGAAAGAAGAAAAAGATTCTAACAATTTAATTCACCAGGGTATTGCTTCAAGAAGTGTGCTTAGAAAATTTTCTTTATCAGAATATATGGAGATTAGGGATGCTGGTTTTAAAGATGGTATTCTTAAAATAAAATGCTTAGAAAATATTCCTGAAGAAAAGAAACCCAAAACAATAAATATAAACTAAACACAAGAGGGGGTGATGAAATATTCATCCCCTCTTTTTAATTTCCATTAACATTTTAATGTTCGGAGGGAGCTATGTTAAAATGGTTAGGGGAATGGTTAGAGCAAAAAGTGGATCATTTAGAAAAGGGCTTAGTTAAAAAATTAGAAGAATCACAAAACTTTCATCGCTTATCCCATTGGCTGTTTAATGAAACTTGCCGATGCCCAAAAAAATAAAATATGCAAGAAACAGAAACCATGAATGAGGTTAAAGAATCTATTAAAGCTCATGAGGGATATAGAAATAAGGTCTATCGGTGCAGCGAAAACCGTAGAACCGTTGGCTATGGACACCTTTGCGTTGAGGATCATTGGGAAGATGGCAAGGAATACGACAAAGCCTACCTGGAAGAAATTTTTGAAAAAGATTTTGAAAACGCATTGTATAACAGCCGAACCTTAATTGGCAATAGAAATCTTGACCACATTGCACAAGGAGTTATTTGTGAAATGGTTTTTCAATTAGGGATTGGCAATGTTTCCAAATTTAAAAAAATGTGGGCAGCGTTGGACCATGAGGATTACGAAGAAGCCGGCAATCAGATGCTGGATTCAAGGTGGGCAAAGCAAACACCCCACCGATGCGGAAAACTGGCAGGAACAATGAAATCAGCAAAACTTTAGGAGGCACTATGGCGTTTCCAATTTTTTCAGCAATTAAATTAGCACTTAATGCTGGATCACACATTTATAAGAAAAGACAAGAAACTAAAATGCGTATGGCAGATGCTCAATATATGCACGCAGAAAAGATGGCCAGAGGTGAGGAATCTTACCAGGGCAAACTTTTAGAATCGAGAGATTCAGATTTTAAGGACGAATTCGTTCTTTTAATTTTAAGTGCGCCCATAGTGGTACTTGCCTGGGCGGTCATCAGCGATGATCCTCAAGCTATGGAAAAGGTAAAATTATTTTTTGAGTATTTCTCGCAATTACCGACCTGGTTTACGTCACTTTGGATTTTAGTTGTCGGAAGTATTTTCGGCATTAAGGGTACGCAGATATGGCGGAATGGCGGATCTAAAAAGAAATAATCCATGACAGAATCATCCCTTGAATTGGTCAACGAATATAAAGATCAGGTCAGAATATTAAAACAGGAAGTCGCTGAACTTCAGGATGCCGGCAAAAGCAAGGATAGCGCAAACAAAAGGTGCTTGCAGAAACTGGAATATGCCAATGCGGACCTTGAAAAAGCCACCGACAAAATTAAAGAGCTGGAATCTAAAATGAAAGAATTAAAGTCCGGCAAAACCAAACACCAAAAGGAAGAAGTAAACGATTAATGAAAATAGCCCTTACCATGATTGTCTGTTCTTTATTAAGAACGGAATGTATGCACCCATATACCTTTCCCAATACCCATGATGATTTTTATAGCTGCATGAAAGAAGGCTATCAATTGGCATTAGACAAGACTCAAGAGATGGGCAGAAAAAACATCAATTCTGAATTAATCTATATTAAATTTTCCTGCACACAAGTGCCAGGATCAGATGCTTAAACCGCAAGATCGTAAAAAAAAACTTTGGAAAAAACAAAAATTTTCTATTCGTACCGTAGGCAAATGCCGGTATTGCAATAAGGAAGTCACTAACGACATGTCCTTTCTCTGCTATGCCGACAAAAGCTGTTCCCATTATCAATGCGAAAAAAAAGACTATTATAAAAAGATTATTAAACAGGATCATAATAACCGATTAGGATTGGTCTAACTTTATGGATGACCGATAGGCTGTTCTGCAGCAGGGAAAGAGGTGGGAACCAAAAAAAGAATAAAATACAATTGTATGCGAGTTCACAAAATGTTATCATTCGTATGTGAGTCAACATACCTTCATACATACAAAACGACATAATATAAGGCAAAAGTGTGTTCTTTTGCTGATTACAAATCAGTTGCTCTACCAAATTGAGCTACGAGGGCATAACCAAACTCTTATAAATATAGCCAAATCTAACCGCAAGGTTATTTTTGGCACTTTTTTTGTGCCTTTTTTAAGCCTGATTTCTTATTTTAACACCGATTGCATACTATTTGCATACTTTTTTTTGATACTTTTTGCATACCCAAACCCACTGATTCAAATTAATTTAATTGTCTTTTATGTTAATTAATGTATATTCTATTGATAACAGAGAGAAATGAAAATTAAACCACATAAACGACATTATAATTCCTTTGGAAAAAAAAGGCATAGCTGGAGGTGGGGTTATATTG